CAAACAATATTAGAAGTAATTAACAAAGCCGTAACCCCCTTAGTAGATTTATTAAGTAAGAGTCCCACTGCTTTAGTAGCAGGTATAGCTCTTTTAGCTAGTACAATTATTCAGAAAGCTTTACCAGCGATTGGTAACTATAGAAGTGAATTACGACAAGCTGCAGATAATGAAAAAGCATTGACTGTATCAAAATTAGACGCTGCTAAAGCTGCCAAAGCTACACGAGATGCAGAACTTATAGCTGTAAAAGATCGTGCGGCTACACAAAGAACTGCAAAAGTTGATGAACTAGAAAATAAACTAAAAACATTAACCGGCGGAAAAATAAGAAAAGATATCAAAGAAGTCCTTAGCCCTGAAAAAGGTATTTTAGATATTAAGCCTGAAGATTTAGCAAAATTAGATTCAGCAGGTAAACAGTTAAAAGATAGAAACAATATATATGTACAACTTGCAGCTGCTATTAGAGCTGCACAAGCTGAAGAGCAAAAATACCTTGCTACTGTTAGAAAAATAGAAAACGAAAGAAAAAATCCTCCTAGGTTTAGCCAAGTAGGTATTTTAGATAGACAAGCAAAAGAACAGCAAAAACGTGGAATGTCCAGAGACATTATAAGCAATGCAGCAGAAACGGCTAGCTTAGTTGGATTTGGAGCTGCTTTGGTAAATATTCGCAAAGAGATAGATCCAAAACAATTAGGATACTTTAGAGCAGGTATGACAGGTGTAGCCGCAGCAACAACTGCAGCCGCTGTTCGTATTGGTGGACTGGTTAGTGGTCTTGGCAATGTAGGAATGGTTATTGGCGCCCTTATCGGTGCTTTTGAACTTTTCGATAGCTGGCTATCAAAAACCGAAAAAGAGTCCACCGCATATTCAAAATCATTAACTGATTTAAATGATGCTGGAGATAGCGCAAATAGGACTTTAGCTGCATTAGCAAAACAACCAGGAATAGCTACAGCTTCCATTAGCGGAGTAGTTGCTCTATCAAATGCAAGTCACGAGGTAACAGGTAATATTGAAGCCACAATAGATTCTTCAAAAAATTTATTAAAAGCACTAAATAACAGTGCCTGGGACAGTGCTAAAAATACCATTGCTGGATTATTTGGCAAAGACATTCAATCCACAACAGCAAAAAATCTTGCTAATACTGTACAAACACAGTTAAAATTATTTCAAGCTGCCGGTATGGGAGAAGAAGCCTCAGCCGATTTCAAGAAAGCAATAGGTGTTAATAGTTTAGATGTAGATACATTAACAAAAGCTTTTAAAGATGGTACTGGTGCACAAGATGCTTTTGCAAAATCAAACAAAGCATTAGATGTTAAACTATTAGAGGCTAGCTCTAATCTTCAAAGCTTTAAAACAGCCACAGAAGCTCTTACTAAAGCATATGACGAGTTTATTCAGTCTACTGCGTCTTCAAATCCTTTGTTCAAAATAGGAACAGCATTAGAAGATTTATCTATCGCTATGGATAAATTAGCAAATGGCAGTATTGATAAGCTTGATGCTGCTTTTAATGATTTAGTTGATAATCCTAAAAAGATAGCTCAGTTTGGTAAAGCATTTGTAGATCAATTTGTTGCAATACGTCAAGAATTTAAAACTACACTACAAGATTATACTGCATATGCACAAAGCATTAGTAGTATCCAAGATCAAATAGCTCAAAAACAAGAACAGAAAAAGAATGCTAAAAGCGGCACTGATAGAAGTATCGGCATAGGTCAACAATTTAGTAATATGTTGCGCGGTGATTTCAGTGGTAATTATGTTACAGCTGAAAAGAAAAGAGCTGGGCTCGACACAGACATAGGTTTTCTTAAGCAAGGCGAAAAAATCTTGACTGATAAGCAGCAAGGTTTAAATCTTAAAATTTTTGCAGACGCCAGAGATCTATTTACTAAAGGTATTAGTGATTCTTTTAAAGAAGGTTCTAGACTTATAAATATAGCTCTTGGACAAGCGGCTGATAAAGCAGCACTGTCTATTGCACAAGCTGGTGTAGGTGCTTTAAGCGGACAACAAGCTGCCCAAGAAACCGGCCGATTAAAGCAAGAAGATTTAAAAATCCAAATGCAGCAAGTGCAATCAACCATTGACCTAATAGCAAGTAATACGCTATTAACAGCAACAATGACTGAAAGTAATGCTTTGATGGCAGATGCTCAAGCCAGAAAAGATAATGCTCCTAGAGAAGTACAAAGCGAAACCAGTGCTGCATTATTGGCTGCTCAAATAGTTAAAAAAGCAATGGGTAATGTATCAGAAGGCAAGTTAAAAGGATCAGAGCTAGAAACTGTACTTACAGGTAACCCACAAGTTGATAAATATATTAAACAACAGCTGTTACCTTTTAAAAGACAAACTGCACAACAACAAGCTACTCAGACAGAACTTGGTGGGAAACAAAAAGCAACTGAAATTGAAACAGCAAGAGCGGATGCTTTAGGTAGATTAGAAGATCTTAATAAACAACGTAACCTAGTTAATGATATCAATCAGCAGCTTTCTGCTCGAGTAGATATTTTAGCTGGTATTGATAACCTTAATAGCGCGCAGCGAGTTAATGATAAAACAAATTTAGAAAATCTAATTCTGCAAAGTAAGCAAACACAAGAGATAGACGGATATCAAACAGCTATTAATAATGCTTTAGCACTTCGCACTCCACAAGGTAACGCAGAAGCTGCAAAACAAACTCAACTTTTAAATTTAGTAAAGGCTAGGCAAAAATTTGAAAACGATAATAAAGGTTTAGCTGATAGAATTAAACTTCAAGCAGCTGAACTAAATGATGCAATTAAACTTAATGCATTAAAAGAAGCTATTGTTGATCAAAATATTGCAATGTTAAATACTATAACTAGTATTGCAGGAATTTCTACAGAGCAAAATGTAAAAGAAATTGCTAGACTTGAAAGTATAAAGCAACAAAGTAAGTTTGCATTTGAACTACAACAAATACAAAATAATATTAATAATCTGTTAATAGAATCTGGCGAAGTAGAAACTGAAAGTGTAAGTAGAGCAAAACAGGAGTTAGCTTTAGTACAACAAAGACAACAAGCTGAAAAAGATAATAAAGGTTTGCAAGATGCTTTAAAACTTCTTGAAGCCCGTGCCTCTTTAGAGAGAGAATTAGCTGGTTTCAGAAAAACCGCAGCAGATGCTCAATCTCAGCAAGCAGAAGATGATCTAAATTATAAGAAAGAACTTGGCCTGATTACTAGCGAACAATTTGCCAGAGAAAAGGCAGATATTGACAGAGCCAGACAAGCCAGGGACTATCAAAAAGATCTTAATGGTCTACTTGAAAAACAGAATAAGTTAAAATTAATAGCAAAACAGATTGAAGACTACAGTGAATTTGGTGGTGGAGCAGACTACGAAGCTCTTATTGCTAGTTACCAGGATCTAAATAGTGTTATAACTGCAGAAGGGGCTGCAATAGAAGCCACTAATGCACAGAAAATGAATGCTATTAATCTAAGCGAGAAGATGGCAGATAAAATGACTGGATTCTCTAAAATCGTAGAAAACGGATTCCAAAGTATGGCAGATGCTTTAGCTGATTTTGCCAGAACCGGTAAGTTAGACTTTAAAGGTTTAGTCGATTCTATGATTGTAGATTTAATCAGATTTGAACTGCGTGCACAAATGTCCTCACTTTATGGTAGTATGGGCGGTCTTGGAGGTATGCTTGGTATGCTAACTGGTGTAGGTAGGCCAGGTAGCAACTCATTCGTTGGACCATTGCCAGAAAATATGCTTGGACCTTTATTTCCTAGTGCTAAAGGCAGTGTGTATGATACAGGGCTTCAAACTTTTGCCAAAGGCGGAATGTTTACAAATTCAGTCGTAACTGAGCCAACTATGTTTAAGTATGCCAAAGGTACTGGATTAATGGGTGAAGCAGGGCCCGAAGCCATTATGCCCCTAAAGCGTGATAGCAACGGTAATCTTGGAGTTCGTGGGCCTGGAGGTGGAGGCAATGTCGATGTAGTTGTTAACAACTATGGAAACGAAAAAGCTACTACCAAGGAAACCACTGATTCACGTGGTAACCGTAGAATTGAAGTAATCGTGGGAGATATGGTTGCTAGCGAACTTTCAAGACCTGGAAGTTCCGTACAACAATCCCTAGCAAGCAACTACGGTAATAGACCAACAGTTGCAAGGAGATAATTATGGCAATACCAAGTTGGCCTTCAGCCTTACCACAATCACCTCAAAAAGGTTTTTCAGAATCCATTGGGCAGAATATCATACGTTCTGCAATGGATGCTGGACCTGCAAAAATGAGAAACAGAGGAAAGCGTCCTAATACAATGGACCTTTCCTTTATTTTAACAACTGCACAATGTACAACACTTGAAAATTTTATTAAAAACGATCTTGCAGGAGTTAAACGATTTAGCTTCCCACACCCTAGAACTGCTGCTACAGTTGAAGCCAGGATAGTTCCTCAAGGCGATAGTGATTTTTATAACTTACAATATTTAGCCCCTGGTTATTGGAAAACCTCTTTAAAGTTTGAAATATTGCCATGAGCCGAATTAATACACTATCCTCTGCAGCTATTAAAGCTATGTTTTCGTCAGAGACGGATCAACAGCTTATTATGCTATTTACTATTTATGATCCAAATGGGTCAACTGATCCAGCAGCAACTACTACTGCAGTTAGATTTGCAGATGGGTATACAGGTCGACTGTCTTCTACCACAGACACAGAAGTAATATACGGAGTTAGTAGCCGTAGCAATGAATACGTATTCTTGCCAATGGAACTTAACTTGCCTGCCGAACAAGAAACAGGCGTTGGTGAGTGTTCTATTACATTTAAATATGTAACACCAGAAGCTATTGAGCTTATCCGAACACATTTGTTTTCACAAACTAAGGTATTGATAGAATTAGTATTATCAGGAACACCTAACTATGTAGAAGCTAGTTTTTCTGGTTTTTATATTACAAATGTTACTTATAATTCTGAAACTATTAATTTAAGCTTAAGCATGGTTAGTTATAATAAAGAACCATTTCCTAGCTTTAATTTTACACCTAGTTATTTTCCAGGATTATTCTAATGAATTATGATAAATATATCGGATTACCTTACCTTGAAAATGGCAGAACTGAAGCTGGTGTAGATTGCTGGGGATTAGCTCGACTATACTACAAAGATCAATTTAATATTGATCTGCCAAGCTATACTGATGAATACGATGGCGGGCAAGATCCCGCCATTATTTCTGTTATTAATAGTCACATAGACAATTGGGAAGAATTAACTGCACCAAATATTGGAGACTTATGTCTGTTTAATATTATGGGCGAGCCTACGCACGTGGGCATATATGTAGGCGATAATAAGTTTTTACACTGCCGTGAAAACATGGATTCAGTAGTTGAATCATTAAATAATTTAAAATGGAAAAACCGTTTTGTAGGTTTTTATAAATATACAACACAAGCTCAAGTAGCGGTTGTAGGGGCACCTCATCCCTTAAGAATGAGTACTAATTTAGATTGGACTGTAGAAGGTACTACAGTCCAGAATTTTGTTGATTTTGTACACCACAAATATCAAGTAAGTAAAGTACTTGCTGATAAAATTGTGGTTATGATTGATGGTATAGTAGTTCCACAAAAAGATTGGGATACTACTGTACTCCGCAAAAATCAGCAAGTATCGTATAAAAGCATTGCCGAAGGTGGATCAACAAAGCGTTTAATTTTAACGCTTGCCGTAGTTGTAGCTGCAGCTTATTTTGGAGCTGATGTTGGATCGTACCTATTACCAGGATCAACTGCAGCTGTACAAACAGCTGTTGGTACTATGGCTATTAATATGGCAGGTATGGCATTGATAAATGTTATTGCTCCCATTCGTCCACCAAGTACTACTGACTCCGGTAGCGCTGCAGCATTAAATTTATTTACAGGTTCAAGTAATCAAGCTAGTAAATTTGGAGCTATTCCAGTCGTATTAGGTAAAGTGCGTTTTACAGGTATGCTTGGAGCAACACCATATGTAGAATCTTTAACGGATACAAGTATTTTAAATACTGCTATTGTGTGGGGATTTGGTCCTCTTGATATTAGCGATATTTGTATTGGCGGAAACCCAATTGATTCATATTATGATGGATTACCTTCTACAGTTCCTCGCCCCGTTACATTACAAGGAATTCAAGGTGAGTCTACTGCTGCTTTTGATAATCTATACGGTCGAGATGTTGAACAACAGTTTAAGAATGTTGAACTAGTAAACAATATTACTGATGGCAATGCCTGGACAGAAGTAACGCTTGTTCAAGATGCTGATGCCATAGATATTGCGTTTACCTTTCCAGAAGGTATGCGTAAAATTAATACCAAAGATGGTAAAGCAGCTGCAACTACTTGCCAGTTAGAGTTACAAACTCGTCCGTACAGTACATTGCCATGGGATACAACAAACACTAGTACATCTTTGGGCATATACAAAAACGGCAATGCAGATGCAAGTACTTTAGATGCTGAAGCTTATACGGCTATATTAACGCCTCCAAAGGACCCAGATTCCGAATACGGAGTTAATCTATACCGTTATAGTATATTTTGCTTAAGCCCTAATGGGGGTATTGCACGATTTGATGGAGCAGTTACAGATAACATAGGAGCTAACGCTAGCGTATGGTTACAAGATAAGTATAATAGCACTAGTTATAGCTATTTACTAGACATAGATAAATCTTGGAACTATATACCAACAATTCCTTCTGGTTATTTAAAATTATATACTGTATATCAAAGTAGTAGCGGTACAGTGAATGTTGATAGTAGTGCTATCAGTGGATATGCTGGACTTACTGGGTTAACTCAAACAGTTACAGCTGTAACTCAAACGTTTGATGAAGGTAATTGGAGTGACTCAGCCACTAAGAAAATTAGTATTAAAGCTGGTAAGTTATACTCTGAAACAGCCACAAGTGTAGCAGCAGGAACAGCCGAAACTATCTGGACAACTAGACAGATAACTGCCCTAGGTTCAACCGTGGTTACAGCAGGAGCCTGGAAAGGCTGGTGCAATCTATTGAAGAATACATCAGTTTGGTCTAGTAACAGTAATCTTACTGAATGGACACACACTGAATCAAATGTAAACTTTCCCTATACTGGATATTACACAATTCAAGCAGCTGCTGATGATGAAGGCGAAGTATACATTGACGGTACTAAAGTTGCAACTATGCCCAAAGGTGGGTATAACAACTACGTACAAAGCTCTATCAAACTTACCAAAGGTACCCATACAATAGTTATTGTAGGCCGAAATACAGGCGGCGGATTAGCTGCTATAGGCGTTGCTATTGGATATACTGCAAACAGTGGTTTAAATATTCGTCCAGCCGCAAATACTATTCTTACTTTTGGCACCTCTGGATTTTTTGAGAATCGAAAAGACGCTTTTAACTACGTACATTCTTTAGAAAATTTACCTCGTGGTAGGTATCAAATACGTGTTAAACGTTTAAACAGTGATGAAGTAGAAGATGAAACAGATTATCACAAGTATCATAAAGCCGTATTAAGTAATGTAACTAGTTATGATAGTAAAGCTAGCCCTATGGTTAATCCTCCTGGGTGTTATTTAGCTAAAACGGCGGTAAGAATACAAAGTACTAATAAAGTAAACGGTACGGTAGACGGACTAAATGCTTTAGTACAGACAATTACTTGGGATTATGATAGAACCACAAGTTCTTGGACAGGGCCAAAACGTCCTACTAATAATCCAGCAAGTTTATTTATATATGTATTAACTCATCCAGCTAATGCTTTTAGAGTAACTAAAATATCACAACTTGATTTAACAAGTTTAACTGATTGGCATAATTTCTGTAATCCTATCCCAACAACAGTTACTGCTGGTAGTTTTGTAGTAGGTAAGTATTATACTATTAAAACCCCTGGAACTACTAACTGGACAAGTATTGGCGCCGGATCCAATAACATTGGAGAAGGATTTTATGCTACGGGAGTTGGAGTTGGAACAGGTACTGCAGTTTATTGCCCAAAATATACATACAATAGTATATTAACTAATACACAAAGCGTAATGGATACATTGCGAGATATTTGTGCAGCAGGTCTTGCTAGCCCTACTTATGTAGACGGAAAGTGGGGAGTTGTAATAGACCAACCAAGAGCCTATACCACACAACATTTTACTCCACACAATAGTTGGGGATTTGAATCTACAAAAAATTTACCTATATTGCCTCATGCATTTAGAGTTACTATACCTGATGAATCATTAGCTTATCAAGCTAATGAATTAATTATATATAACTATGGTTATGCTGCAACAGCCGGTAATGGTAAAAAAGCAGCAGAATTATTTGAACAGCTGTCTCTACCTGGAGTAACAAATGCTGACCAAGCCATAAGATTAGCTAGGTGGCATTTTGCGCAAATTAAATTACGTCCTGAAACTTATAGTCTAAATGTAGATTTTGAACAACTAGTATGTTCTCGCGGAGACTTAGTACGAATTACTCACGATGTACCACGATGGGGAACTGGAACTGGAAGAATAAAATCCATAAATGGAAATACTCTTACACTTACAGAAGCCACATATTTAGAAACTGGTAAAACCTATACTATTCTAATTAGAACTAATAATTTAAGTACTTCTGGTACAGGTAGTGTTACTAAAACTCTTGTTGCAGTAACAACTACTGGATATACCGATAGTATTACATTGACAACTACAATTACTGATAGCAACAATATTGAAGTAGATAATTTGTTTATGTTAGGTGAAATAAACAAAACAATGCAAGAATGTGTTGTTATAGCAGTAGAGCCTAGTACAAACTATAGTGCAAAATTAACTTTAGTTGACTATTCACCTGAAATATACACAGCAGATTTAAGCGGCTTATTAGTATTTAATGCTAATATTGCTAGTGTTAATACGGACTTAATTAAAAATTCTATTACACTATCACCAATCATAAATGATGTTAATAGTACTAGCCCTTTAGCTGAGCAAATTTCTGTGGGTAACTATCAAAATATTGCTATTGCTTCTTTTTCAAATCCACCAAACTTACCTGCAGTAGCAGCAAAAGTACAGTTTGATATTGTTAAAAGCGATACATTATTTAATGATACTAGTCCTAATGAAATATACATTACAAATAAAGAAACTAGTGGATTTACATTTACTGGCTTAGTCTCAGATGTAGTATATAAACTTAGAGCAAGATACTTAGATTCAACAGGTAACATTACTGGCCCTTGGTCTGATACATTTACTTTCTTAAATGATGGTAAAAATAATAGTGGAGCAGTAGCACCAACATTAACTATGGATCTGGACCATACATTTATTGTAGCTAAACCTGCAGTTATTACACAAGCCTCTGATTTTTTAACTTACGAATATAGATTATATAAAGATACAGGCTCTTCAGATTTCTGGGAGTTAGATACTACTACAAATAATATTAAAATTATTCGTAGTACAGAAGAAGCTAGATTTGATTTACGAGACCAACCTGCACCAAGAATTTCAGAAGCAGGCGTTACATATAGAGTAGCATGCAGAACTGTAGATAGAACTAATAACTACAGTGATGCTAGTACTCTTGGAACAATAGTTGTCAAAACTATTACTTAAAGGATAAGCATGGCGGCACATTTATATTCAGGTGTAAAATCATTACACTTAGTATTAGATACACCATACGACATTGTTAGAACAACGGATATTAGAGACGACCTAATATCCGTTAAAGTATGGTATTCAAGTACAACTGGATTTAATCCAAGCAATAATCAAGGTACTTTAGTATATAATGGAAGTGGTCTAGCTATTACCATTACTGGACTAACTCCAGGAACACGTTATTATGTAAGATATGCTTTTATTAGTGCTATCGATCCAGATGTTTATACTATATCTTCTGAATTAAATCAAGTTGTTTATACTGATAGTACAACTGTTTCTGGATATTTAACTAATGATCCTGTACCTATTGCTACAGCAATGGACGGTACTGGAGGAGATTTTTCTCAAGCCACAGGTACTTTTAAAGTATATAATGGTGCTGAAGATGTAAGCGGTAATGGCCCTGTTTATGCCATCAAAACAAATACTACAACCAATCTTACCGGAGTATCTATTAATTCGACTACAGGTGTATATACCTGTACAGGGTTAACTGCCAATTCAGGAAATGTAACTTTTACAGCAACTTATGGCGGAACAACTCTAGAAGAAGTATGGAATGTTTATAAAGCTCAGGCTGGACAAACTGCGCCTATATTAAAACTAACGGCCACAGCAAATCAATTTGCTTAT